TTTTTTTTTTTTTTTTAAAGAAGGAAAAATACTTTAAAACTTCACTCTTTTTATAGTTACACACTTATAAATTATTTAGGCTTTATATGCAACATCACAAACGACCTAGAACGTCCGGTATCACCTCAGTTACTCCGGTACGTACGTAGGTCTCTATTTTCTCATTGTAGGAAATGCCTGGCACACACGTTTTGCCATCACATCTAGTAGTATAATAAAAGCCAGGAGTTACCCGGTAACATCGGTGACACCTGCTCACCTTTGCAGCCCGCCTACGTCTGGCGTAGGAGCTTTTGCCAAGGCCGGGGGTATGACCCCTAGCCTTTTGAATTATTAAGTAGCACACATCTAAATTAGACACACCACACAACCCTAGAAAGCAATCGGACAAGGCTTCCGCAAGCCTTCTGCTTTCCATTATTTATTCGATCTTAAGTGATTGCGCTCAATCTCATCACCAAAACGGCCGCCAGTTATTTCTGTTTGCAAATTGCCAAATACCTCATTGCGATTAGAACGATCTAATGCTATTCGCTTGTAAGTATTATGAGCGATGTACTCATTACTTGTAGGTTTGCGAATCAAGCCTTCTTTGGGAGGAATGGCTGCAGAGTTCTCCACATAGTCTAAGCAGTCAAAAGCAGCGAAGCGTTCATTTCTTTTAAAGCCCATAGCTGACCAGTCTGAAGGAGGCGCCTCATGCAATAACATGTAGTTCCAAGTGATTGCCGCATAAAGTCGGCACACACGACGCAAGGTCCCTCCCTGGGTCTTCAGCGCTGCAAATACAGCGTCCATTGAAATGGCACCAGCAGAAGTTTCGAAGGTGCCCCTAGGGTCCATATATTCTGAGCTGCTCGTATCTTTGCAATAAATGGCTGCTTGCGCAACGAGCCTGGACACCTCTTCGGTGGGCACTCCAAGAGCCTCAAGAGAAACCTTCACTTTTGCCATATCTTCTGTGGTTGCCATATTGTTCGAGACAGCTTTTGGTTTGATCGCATAGAGATCATCGATGGACAGCATATTGTACATGTTGGCTGAATCACCACGCATTCTGCCGGGGATACGCATAAGGGGTCTACCAGTTTCATACCCGGCATTGGTGATCCGTGAGGTCCTGTACTCCTTACGGCGGTACTCAACGAGCTTATCCAGCATAGCCTCTAATTTGTCTTCTTCCTCGAATGACTCTTCACCGCTGCCCTGGCCGGTCTCTGGAGACTTGCCCCTCTCTTCTCTCTTTTTGGCTTCCATTTCTGCTGCCCGTCTTTTCGCCTCTTCTGCAGTTTTCGCAAATGCTGCTTCTGCAGCCAATTCTGCTTCTGTTTTCTGCGGCATTTTCTGTGTGAGATTTCGTTAACAATCTCTAGCCTGTAAACCTAAAGGCAGCCCCAAACCCTAGGTTTGATTGCCTTAGACAACTCAATCAAATCCCTATTTATTGCACAATTAATCACTCTAAAAGACTCGCCAGTAACTACTACCACACACTCACTAGGATGACTATAATTACGCAGAAAGTATAATGAAAACAAGCACACAAGCACACTCAACAAGATATAAACATACATTAGTGCCTCTGGCCGCACACCATACACCTGCCAGGACCACGGAAACTTGAAAGGATGATCAGAGCTATAAGTATGATTACGATGGCCCAGGGCTGACCAATGAGGAAGCCTTGTTTCTCTACTGAGTTCAATTTATTCGGTCGTCCGTAGTAGATTTGCTTTGTTCCGTCTTTGTACCAACCGCCGTGCGGCAGCGAATGGATTTGATCTCCGACTTGAGGTAAGGTACTACGAGTAAATAGGCTTATGATTAATGCACAAGAAAAACCCACAGCTATAGCTAAAAATGCCTTTGTATGATCAGGCGGAGGAGTAAGAGGCATTGGGTGCTAGAATGAGTAAGCTCTTGCGATGTCTCGTCAAACACTGATAAGCACTCGAGCGATCTACTGGATATTCACTAGCAGTAACAAAAGTCACGGAATCAAAAGTTTGACCAATTACTTCTGTGATGTGGCTAGCTTCAACTGAGTGACTCCTTAGTAAGCAACCCACCTCAGGCTCGTAATATATTATTTTATCCCGCGGGTCCTCTACGTAAATCCCAGAGATCTGAACGGTATCCTCACCCTCAGCAACTACGTCAAATCCCAACTCCCTAAGGAATTGGGCAGTGCACTTACCGAATCTGCGGCTTAGATTGCAAGTGAAATGTGCACGCAGTACCACGCGATTAGCTGCTTGGATTGGATCACCAAAGATTGCAAACCAGCCTTCTGACAAGCTTTCCGCAAGGGTATATTCGTCTAAGAGCGGGTACTCGCAATCTGGGATGGTACCAGAATATTTTGTAATGCCTACCCCGGTCAAATCCCTCTCGTCCTCTTTGCCCAAAGTGACCGCAACGAATCTACTATCTGCCCTACAGCAATCACGAATCAAGGTGGACTTGCCTGCACCCGGAACACAGTGGAAAACAATGGGTTTATTCAATGTAGTACACACCCTATGAAAACCAAAATTCTTAGCTAAATTAACTAACACATCCATACGTCAACTAAACTAGCAACAACCTAAGCTACCAAGCCCTATTACTGTACACCTCAGAAATATTCGAACGTAGCAAATGTTTATTCTTAATGATGATACGCACACAGTTGTAGTAGGCGGCCAATTCCTCTTCGTCCATCCTATTGACTGCTTTTTCGCCCATCTTGTACGCGTAGGAAACTTCGATAGCGTAATTGTCTATGCAATTGTGCAGGTTATTGGTCTCCTTCGCTATACACATTCTCTCGAGAACCAATTGAGGTTTCTTATAGATACCATCAGGGGAGAGATTCCAACCACAGAATGTAGGCTTCTCCGTGAACTGCACTTTGGCTTTCAGTTTCAATTTGGATAAAAAGCTTTCGTACTCTTTGCTTAATGGCAAACGTCTTGAAGCACACATATCATCCCCAGCAAAGCAGATGCAATCCTTGTTGTTAATATCATAGCGCATGAACGTGAATAGCATATTGGCCATAGTGTTGAAAAGGAAGGTACTTGCTTCCCCTGAGAATCTCATGATAGCGAATGATCCTAGTTTTGATCCCAGGTGCGTCTTGATGAACTCATAGTCTGCTATTAAACTTTGCGGCAGACCCAGATACTTCATGAGAGCAATCTCAAAGGCGACAATATATTGGTCTTGGGATGCATCGAAGGCTTCGTAATCAGATTCTGTACACATCCCGCTAAAGCCATGCGAGCGCACCCAAGAATCGAGCTCATCCAAGCCCTTGCCCGAATGTATATAGAATCTATCGGGCAGGGATTCCCTCAATTTAAGCTCAATGTAGCGCATATAGGGAGCAAACCTAACGAGTACCGAATGTTGGAAGCACACAATGGATTGTGCCGCTTTCGCAGCACTGAAACGTTTTTCAAATTTGGTGCATATTTGACTCTTAGAAAAAATCTGCCCAACGTCCACTAGCCAGTCTCTGGTTGACCGTACACTGTGATTCTCAATAGTTGCCGCGGATTTGCTGACCTTCTTTTCCTCAAATTCCATCTTTGCCCTGGCCATCAGTATCGGGTCTTTATTCGGTTTGAGTGGCACATGCTTCAAGAACTTCTTGAGCAACATTGGTCCATAGGGTTTTGCGGCCCTCAATTTGGGCATCTCCACTGTGGGCTTGGAGAACCTCAGCCTCTTTCGTACCGCCATTATGAAAGTCACCGTGTCACTCGACCTATGCCTAGGGTATATTGTTTCAAAACGCTCCGCTGCATTGGTGAGTTGCTTACCTTTTTCCTTACTGTGCTCATCAGTGAACTGTTCAGAAACAATGTCACCCATTCTGACCTCTCTAGCTTCCTTGGCCAAAATCTTGTGCACCCACCTCGCTCTGACGCTCTCCAGTTCTTCCTGAGGTAAATGCGTCTTGAACCACTCCTCACGGGCTATTTCTTCAACCACGCCGACTTCCTCTTCCACATCCTCTATCTGCAAAAGATCGATCATCGTCTTTAACCAGGGGTCCCCTGCCAGCTTCTCCTCCCTAGAGCCACACTCAGCTCCCATAGAGGGTACGTATTCTTCTGCGAATTGAGGGCTTCCTGGCAGGAACTTCTTTAGATCCTCGACACTCGCTCGCTTACCCAAGAACCTGCCGAGAGCCCGATCTTTATAGACAAGTAATAGTTCATGTAGCGTCATGCCTGTGGCATTAATGAAGCAGACGCTCTTCCGAAATCGGCTCAAGGCAGTTATCCACCGCTGCTCGTTCGTCTTCTCTGAACTTTGAGTGATTAGGATGCTACCGTAATCGAAAGTAAGGCCCGTAGATTCTCCAAAAGTAAGGATGCACTCTTTATCTTTTGAGCTCTCAGTCTGGTAGTACTCAATCAATCGTTTTTCTTCGAAGGAAGACACGAGGAAGCATTCTCTCCACTTGCTATCGAGTTTGTGTATAATCTCCACACCACCTCTAATTTCGAAATCTTCATTGGTGTCCGCATTTTTGGCTACTTTTAATGTGCACGGCAATCTGCCTTCAAACATGGAGTTTTGCATTCTCTTACTCAAAGTGACGTACTTATACTCATTCCCAGTCAGTAATTTCGAGTGATCCGGTTCGACGCCATGCAACCAAGCTCGATCTTTCTCGCTATCGTAATCACTTTGAGCTGGATCTCCTGCGACTATCAAATGCACACCTTCCTTAACTAGGTAACAGAGCATATCCAGATACCCTGGTGGGTACAATTGTATCTCATCAAGGACTACAGCCATACCTGAAGGTAAACTAGAGCATTTAAGTATGAAGGTTTCGAAAGTCATGAAATCCCAGTTCTCTTGGCCTTTCTTTCTTGCATTCTTGCGTTCCTTCTTGTCTTTAAAGTCACCGCAAGCACTTCTCTGGAATTCATTTAAGAGTGCTCTGCGTGGGGACACATATAGCACTTTTCGACCCAAATTGATTTTGAAAAAGTTCTTGAGGATAGTACTCTTGCCTGATCCGAAAGTTCCAATCACAGCAAGAACATCCCTATCAAGAGACTCTGTCTTTTCCCTAAATTGGCCTGCAAGGTTAGGCTTCTTATTGAATAAAGATGAGCTAACAACTCCAGTCGTTCCGGAACACAAGCTGTCTGCGAGTCTTTTTGCCCTAGCAAGAGTGCTCTTGTACTTTAATAATGTGCCTGCTCTGTTCAGTAGTTCTAGAGATTCGGCCTTCACCTCGAAAGTCTTCCCACATTCCTCAAAAAGGACATTGCACGCACCCTTCTTCCTCAATACATGTTCTATGTGATCACCTTTTATTTCGAAGGATGCTTCGAAGCGCCCTTCACTGTTGTACAACACTTCCCTAGATCCTTCAAAAATCAAAGCTTTAATAGAGAAAAGCTCAAGGAGGGAGTGAAATACACTCAAATCAACACCCGCCCCTTTCCAAAGGTCAGTGATCATTGTGGGGTCACAATTCTCTTCAATCACGTGCATCACTTCACCCTCTCTGCGATTGAGTGCAGAGCTTATGGCTCTAATTACGCACCCGTTGATTATTCTCATGAGTCTGAAGTGTTCCCCCTCTAATTCCAAGTGAAGGACCCGCTCCCCTTTTGCTGGCTCAAAGGTAGTCATGACATTCAACTCGGGTTGGTATATTTTAATGACGACCCTGAACACACTTGCAGCACATGCAATGGCTTCATCTACAGCATACACACCCTCGCCAGCACAACTGCGTGCAGATTCATTTGCCCCTGCGGAACCCAGATCATACTCTAGTGCCAATTTCTTTCCTCTAAAAGGGTCGCAGCCCATCTCAGTGGCCAAGCAAAGCCAAAAACAGTTGCCACCCCCGCCACAATCAGTTGTACTGTATATGTGCGCAAGTTCCTCTTTGCGCACGCTCACTTTGCAACCATTAAAGTGTCTTGAGAATGCCTCTGTCCCAGCTCCAGCTGTACCGTTATTGGGGCAGTCACTCTGTTCTTGTTTGTGTTCTTCAGAAATGCCCTCACCACTTTCCTGTACACTTTCTCTTTCCTTCACTCCTTCTTGCTGGGGTTTTTCCTCATGGGTTTCTGATTCACTTTGGTCATTCACATTCTCTGTTCCATTCTGGTGGCCCTCGCTTGCTCCGTGGTCTTTTTCTTCACCACTATGAGGGTTTTTCTTCATCACTCGAAATGTAACCGAGAGCCTGCCTTTCTCAGTTTCGCAGACTCCATGTTTGTGGGTTTCTTGAAAACCACCAGGCATCTCAAACAAATCACCCGGCCCCACTATGGATCTGGTCACCCTCCTTTCAGGCGAGTTCTTGCATGCAATGAGGAAAGTTGCATGACCTTCAATATTTACAGTAAACACAGGGCTACCCTGGACAAAACACTCTTCATCATCACTATGCAAGCCGAGCTTAGCCCCCTCGTCGTAGCGTTGTACTAGGCAGCAATTGTAGAATTCTGGTATGCCGATCAGGCGCATCCAAGCATTGATCCAGCCAGGCCACCCCAAACTTTGATGGGAACCGCCATTGTAAGTGTACCCCTCTTTATTTTTTGAATAAAAACCGGCGCACCTATTCTTAAGTCGGTCCGGAGTTAGGAACTTGTGATGGCGTGTGGCTTCATCAGTAGAAATTGGCAATACTAAATTACAGGTGCATTTGATCGCACGCTGTTCCTCTCTCTGGCTCCCTTGCCGTTGCGGTGGCGGTGGCATTTCCTCATACTTGCTGCCTTGAGGAGGTGTCCACTCCCCTTCATTAGGCGCGTCCCCCCCATTTGTTTTGTTGTCCTGATCTGTTCTAGCCTCATTGAACTGTGATCCACCTCCTGCGGTCTCAGTGCTTCTATCTGCCCGGATAGGCTCTTCATTAGTACCTCCATGCTTTTGCGCTACCCTAGCGCACCTCAACCATGAGTAATTGCCAGTTTTCTTGAGTGTATGCTTCACGCAAACGACCTCGTGGACTACAGTTTTCCACGGTTGCGTGAAAGTCCGGTAAGTTTGAATGCCATCAGGCACAGAACAAAGGTATTTTTGATAGAATTTGTGATTGCTCCTGAACCACAAAATACCAATATTAGCCCAATAAAACTTGACTAGTCTCGCCCAACGACTTCTCATGTAGATCTGGAGCCCGATAGCTCCATTGCTTCCATACAGATCATGCACTTTGTACTTCGCTGGTCTCAGGAAAGGCCTCGCACAAATCATCCTAAAAAAAGCACCAATTTCGTTTATGGAAGCAAGAGTTCCATCGCTATTGCTCAAGCTTTTGTAACATATTGCTGCTAGGGTGTTTTTCAAAACATTGCGCTCAATTTCGATTAGAGGCCCCCTCATGCGCTCAAGCATTTCTTTCCTAACATAATAGCCGGCACTCCTCCGATCAGGCACAGCGTTGTAAACGCCATGCGTGTACTTCTCCTCCATTAGCCGTGATGGATCCAGCAGTTCATCAGCCATCCCGTCATCCCTCAATTCGAGCGTCCAGACGTTGTTCCATTTGAGTTCTTTGAGTTGCACGTCCACGGTGAATGGCTCAAGATTTTTGATAAATTCATGCAGACTCAGTTCTTTCACAGTTTCAAAACGCTCAGCCAGTATTTTGGGCAACTTACTCAGGTACTTGCCCAAGAATACTTTGAGCCTGTCAGCACTGATCATGGTCTTGATGGTGTTCGTGGAGATAACTAGACTGGAAAACTCCTGCACAAAGACAATCTCTTCGCCTGTGGGGCATGGCAAAAGTTGTGTCAATTTGGCCATAGATGATTGCTCATCTGGCTTCCTGAGAGTCTTCAGGTACCTATAAACTTTAGACACCACCTCATACGGGATCGGGAAACTGCAGGTAACATCCCTAGTAAGGGGATCAAGACCATTGCACGCAGTGGCTTCAAACGGGCCAAATGATCTCATTGTTGGCCCTGCGGCGACCCCACGGGTGAGTGCAACTAAGTGGTGCGCAAATTTGCTGCAGAGGATATCGACCATGTACACCGTCCCGTCGTAGAGTGTTATCTTCCCACACTCTAGCAAAAAGCCACCATTCAGTGGCTGCTCATAACCTTCGCCACGCACCCCATCTGGGTAGAATCTAAGCGCGCGCCCTTTGACCTCGTAAGTATAACACCAATTGTTTAAGCTTTTCTTAGAGCCCTTCAGTAATTCTGGCGGGTAAACAATTGTCCCTATGACTACTTTAGGCTGCACAACTTCCAAAAACGTGCAAAGCTCATCTATCTTCCAATAATGTAGCTCATCATGTAGGAAGATCTTCTTGCAGCTCCTGGACATTAGCTCAGGTACCAGATCACGGAGTGTGTGGCTTTCCAATGACATGCGGTGCCGTGACAACCCCTCATGTGGTTTAGAGTACCTAATGACGAAATCTGAGGGGTAGCGCATTTTATCTTGGCTTGTGACGTACCTGTTAATACATTGCACCATGTTAGTATGTTTATGCCGGAGCTTGAGTGCATTTAATTTAAAATCTTTAATACCGACAAAATAAAAACTATTATCTATATATTGGGGAAGTACTATATACAATATGTAATTCTCCAGAGTCTTACAAGCTGGGTGAGAATGAGGTACCCCAGAGAAGGGGCTTAAGTAAATTCCGGCGTCTATCAAATGCTGCGTCGTCTGTGGCGACATTGCATAGTTGAAGAGCGCGAAATTTTCTTCCTCAAGCCTCTTGTAGTGTTCAGCAGCTGTAGTGGCTATAATGGAGTTGATGGATGGATCGAAATTTGTAATAACATCTGCAATAGGGCTGCGGAAAGTGAGCGCCATGCTAACGTACTTCAAAATGAATCGAATAGTGATTTATTTAAAGTATGTTTATGTTATGTTTGGTTTATCC